CTTTGATCATGAGTAAAAATGGTGTCGTAAGTGTCCTCAACAAGTTGTTGATTGGCAATAATACTCTCTACAAGTCCTTGTCTGATGTATTTTGACTCAAGAAGCCAGAGATACTTAGAACCTTTCCTTCCATCATTGACTCCATCATTGATAGTGTTGTCAATGTAAAAAGTGGCATCACCACCATCAGTGACCCACTCGATATACTTACTTTCTTTACCATGAACAGAATATCCTTTGTTTCCATTCGTCAAGTGAGTAAAAGTATTACCCACCAAGTTCAGTTTTCTTTTCATTTTAGTAAATACTTTGTTTTATCAAACGGTGGAAGGTTTCTATCATTACGAACAAAGACAGAATCACCCCATCGTTCGTATTGATATGAGTCAGACATCTCAGCAAGAGTGAAATTTCTGTCCCTTAACCAATCAACAATGACATCATGAGATGCTCCAGTGTTGCTGCGATCATCATAGGATGTTTCCAAGTCAATGACATTAATATACTTGAGGTAACTTTCAAATCCTTTCAGAATCTCAAGTTCTGCACCTTCAGCATCAATATTAAGAAAATCGTATTGATTCATATCAATATTATTCTCTTCAATAATCGTAGATAATCTCTTAGTTTTTACATTAACTGATCGTCCTCCAATAGGAGAGAGACTAGAACAATCATTGGCAAGGTAAAATTGTTTTTCTAGTCCATCTTCACTGAATACAACCTCATTAAAAGACTTATATCCACACCTATCAGCAACTGGTTTTGACATGGTTTCATAAACAAATTTATTTGCTTCTACACCAATAACATTTGTTCCAACTAATTTTGTATAACAATCATGTTCTACAAAGTCCCACATCCCAACGTGTATAATTCCGTTGATGTTAACATTAAGTCGTTCAAAAATGCCAACATATACTGCTGTAGGGTGATCCCATGTCGCATATCCTGTTTCAGCATCATAAGATGCATAAGGTCCTAATTTACTCATACTGAATGGTGAAATGGAACATATGGTTCGGAACTTTCAATCTGAGATTGAATCCAATTATAGGTAATGCGAATACCTTCTTCCAGAGTCTGAGAGTAATCCCAATCAAGATTCTCACGGATCAGATCATTGTTAGAGTTACGACCACGAACACCCAAAGGTGCATCGAGTTTATGAATCTTTTTAACGTCCTTACCAGAAACTTTGGCAGCAGTTTCTACAAGTTCATTGATAGTCACCATCTCCTCAGAACCAATGTTAACAGGACCCATAAAGTCACTGTCCATCAATCTTCTAGTTGCCTCGATACATTCATCAATGAACAGAAAGGAACGAGTCTGTAATCCATCTCCCCATACCTCAATTGCTCCACCCTCGACCGGGAGATTAGCTACCTTACGACAGATTGCAGCTGGTGCTTTCTCTCTTCCACCGTCCCAGGTTCCTTCTGGTCCGAAGATATTGTGGTAGCGAGCGACCCTAACAGGAATGCCATGATTCCTATTATAAGCGAAATACAACCGCTCACTGAAGAGTTTTTCCCAACCGTATTCGGAGTCGGGGTTGGCGGGGTATGCTGATTCTTCACGGCAATCTGGGTTATCTGGGTCAAGTTGGTTGTGTTCTGGATACATGCAAGCAGAACCAGAATAGAAAATCTTGGTGGTATTTACTCCTTTATCTTCATTCCACTTACGTTGCTCTTCGAGAACGTTCAAGTTGATAGATACAGAGTTGTGCATGATGTCTGCATCGTTCTCTCCAGTGAAGACAAAACCAGCACCACCCATATCAGCAGCAAACTGATAGATCTCATCAAAAACACCTAAGTGTTTATCAACAATGGATGCATAAAAGTTGTTATAAGGACCAGCATAACGAATGCAACGTCGAACAAAATCTACATCACGTAGATCTCCCTGGATGAATTCATTTGCTTGAGTCGAAGAAAATTCTGGATACTTAAGATCAACTCCACGAACCCAGTATCCTTCTGATCGAAGTCTTTTTACCATGTGACTTCCAATAAATCCACCAGCACCAAGCACAAGTGCTGTCTTCTTATATTCAGACATAAAATTATTAATTGTCTTTTATATATGATACTAAAAAAGACGGTTGAAGTCAACCGTCTCATAGGTCTTTACATGCACGCCACTTACTCTTTTACCTGAAGTAAGAAACAGGGCGGGAGTTTCCTCCATCCGCACCACTTGCTTTTACATAAAGCAAGAAATTAGAAACTTAATTTTCTTTGCAATCTTTGAATCAGGTCATCAACCTTAGCTTCAAGTGCTGCGAGTCTGTCTCCATCCACTTCACCACCGCCATCATGTGAATGAATTGCTGCTTCAAGTTTTTGAAGTCTTCCTTCTACTTCGACATCATACTTTGACATCGCTGCACCACTTGCAGACTTTGCTGCCGTTCCTTTTGTTGCCATGTTATTTAAAATGAACTCTTTTAATATTTAGTTTTAAGAGGGTCTAATGACTCCACCAGTTCTGTTTGAGTCCATCCGTGACTGAGGGGGTATCCCGACCAGGGCTAGTTTATCGACTTACCGAGTCTTTTACATAACAAGGCACAC